TGTATACCACCTAAATTTACAGCATTAACTGTAACACTTTCTACAACAGCACTTGCAAGATTAACAACATCATTACCAGGTATATTCGCTTGTGTAATTGTTTGACCTGTGAGTTTAGTCATATCACCATTTGATGGTGATACTAAAGTTGCCTTTAAAACATTTTGAGTTTGAAAGGTACCATCACTTACTCTCAATAAATCAACGGTAGGATAATATAGTTCTGGCGTCTCATTAAACAACGCACGGAAAAATATTTCATGACCTTTCTTTGTACCTTTTCTTTTATACAAAGATAAAATATTTTTTGTAAGTTGTCTTTTATTTAAACCACTTGTTAAACTGTTTGGTATTGTTTGTAAGAATGTATTTCTAAATTGTAAAAAGAAATCGTCTAGTGTATCATTCACATCAGCATACTCAAGGATTTGTGTTATACTCTCATTAGGGTTTGCCCTATACTTTGATATAACTCCTTGAGCACCTGACGTGCCGCCTGTAATCGTCTCTCCTGTTACAAACTTTGTATTTGCAGATATATATAATTGTAAATTGTCTGTATCCTCAGCGAGTATGGTTGCGGTCTCACCAGAGGTAACACCTGTGATAGTTTCACCTTTACTGAACTCACCTACTGAACCTTCTTCGTTTAATATGTAATCATTTTCATTATTACCTTTTTCGTCTGTACCATCTAAGGCAAGAAAATTTTCCGTTCCTGTTTCTAAAAGTATTTGGTCACTTGCAGTTACACTTGATAGTGTAATTTGAGCAGAGTCCATAAAACGATAATACTGTTTGACGAACTCAACCAGTAATGGACTATTTGCTTGTATGTGTTGAGGAAACTGCCTATTAACTAGTGGGTTAATTTTTTTTGTAAACTTTGCCATGGTTATGAAGCATAACTTGTAGTAGTAGTATATCCTATACCTGACGTTGTATCATATGTGTCAGCAGAAACAGTCACCGTAGTATTAGTTTCATCTATTTCAATTATCTGATTTCTTACAGGTTTAACATCTACTGAATTAGGTATTACTGTTAATCTAACAGCAGTTGATGTAGCGCCATCTACATTTGAAACCTCTGTAATGAATAAAGAGTTTAATGTAATTGTTCCATTTGTATAATCTATTGTACCTTGAGTGTTATTTGTATATGTTCTTACTTGACCTACTAGATAATATAATCTTACATTACCTGCACCATCTTCATCTAAAAAGTATTCATTGGTCGTGTCACCATTTATTTTAAATCCAGATGATGTTAATATACCACCACCACTTTTATTATGTTCACTATGTGGATTATAAAATGCATTATTGTATTTAATTGTATAAGTTGTTGCGCCTGTAGTTGTAGCAGTAAATGATTTATGCATTTTAACAGTTGTAATATTAGATAGTATCGCTGTGTCTACTTTGTTTATTGTTTCAATAAATTTAGAGTGTCTAAACAAACCATCAAATTGTCCTAAAGTATCTGTGTTAAAAGTTGTAATTGCTGAACTTACCAAAGCTTTAATACTATTACTTGTTTTAGTTGTAGATTTTGCGTCATACTTAACATCTACATTTAGTTGTAAAGATGTTGTTTCTGGATCTTGTATAATTGGTGTAATACTTGCTACGTTAAAATCTTTTAGTTGTGTAATAATGTCTGTCTTTTTTGCCTCTGTTAATGTTGCACCTGCAACAGGATTAATAGAAATATATACACGACCATAAACAGGTGTGTCATTATCTTCACCACCCCAAACAGAAACAGATTTTGCATTAGTGTAAATTTGTTTTACTTTACTTGCATAATCATTTGTTGTAACTGTTCTATTTTGTGAAGCATATTGTTTTGGTGCATTAAAACGAATACTGTCAGGTGTCTCTGGTTGAGCACCGTTTGCTGAATTAGTTGCTGTTGTTATTGTAACATTTGAAAACCCACCTATGTTATTTGATAAACTAAATGAACTTGCACCGTTACTTTCTTCGGCATTTGTAACTATGTATGATAGTGTTACAATATTACCAGTTGATAGAGCAGCGCCAAGAACACCATCACCAAATTTAACCTCATACTGTTGGTCTTCAGCACCTTCAAGATAATAAACTTTTGATGTTGATATAATATCTGCTAGGTCAGTCGCAAGTGTGTAAGTATTTGATGTGGTATCACTTGAACTATTTTGTACTGTAACTTTTAATGTGTTAGTATCAGCTAAATCATTCTTAATTAAAAATCTTTGGTCAGCATTCGTAGTGTCTACCGTATAATTATTTGTTACCAAAGTTCCTTCATAAACTTGTAAATTAGAAAATGTATAAACACCATCTACTGGTGAAATTGTTGTATCATCTTTTACAATATAATTATAAGTTGTATTGTCTACCGTAGTATTAAAAGTTGTTCCACGAGCAGCAGTTAATGTAGAACCAGTTGCATTGTTAACAGTAACATTTAAAAACGCAACAGGTGATGTTGCACTTCTAGGAGTATAACCAACATGTTTGGCATGTGATACGATACTGTTTCTTAAATCAGCACTATCTAAAAACATTTCGTTTGCTAGAACATTTGCATACACAGCATTATAATGTGTATTGTATGCTAAAACATCTAACAAGGTAGACATAGTTGAACCTTCAAAATCATAATCAGTTAATTGGTCTTGTTGTTTTAAAAATGTTTTTAAATTATCTTTGATATTATCAAAGTCTAAACTTGTTACTGATAGTCTTTTTGCCATTATCTGCTTCTTTCTAACATTGTGCTTAATGTGACTAATTCACTAGGGGCATTGACCACATAAAAACTTATTGTAACTTCATAAGCATTTCTATCTTGATTTGCATATGCATTTATTGATACTAGTCTAACACGTGGTTCAAAATTTTCTATACACTCCGCTATTGTTCTTTGTAGTGTGTGGGCAGTAATAGGGTTCATAGGTTCAAACAGCATTGCTGTCACACTAGACCCTATTTCAGGATGAAACGGTCTCTCATAATGATTTGTTAGTATGAGATTTTTTACAGATTGTTTTACGGCCTCAATATCTTTTTTGATTATTACATCACCAGTTGACTGATTTTTTTCAAATGATAATGCTAAATCTTTGTAAATTCTAGATGATGAAGAACTTGCGTTAGAACGTTGAGCGTCTGTATATCCTGATTGTAGTATTGCCATGATAACTATTTATCATGTTATCCCGCAAAAACATTAGAAGAACCTGAGATTGTATGACCACAAGAAGCGGCGTCACCTGATCTAGATACACCTATACCATTTGCGAATACGGTGGTTGAACCACCTACCATTGGTGGCGTAGGTGAGTGAGGTGAAACACCATGAGACGCAACTTTGTCACCAATACGAACTACACCAGATCCATTTGCATTAACATTACCACTACCTTCTATCGCAACACCACCAGCGGTATCAACACCATTTCGTGCAACACCTGGCATTACCCTTGACCACGACTTCTAGTGTGCTGTCTTCTCTTATGTTTATTCTTTGGTCTTGATCTAGGACTATTACCTATACTTGTTCTTTTCTTAGGTCCTCTAGAATAGTTATTGTTTATACTTAAACCTCTAGCCATCTAACAACCTGTATCACTTGCGTGTTCACAATTCATACAATCACATGATTGACATGAACCACCATGACCGCAATGACATCCATGACCACAATGAATACAATCGCCCATTTATTTTTTTCCTTTTTTCTTTGTAGTTTTCTTTTTCTTCTTTTTCTTAATTACTGGTGCCTTTTTCGTCTTTGTTTCAGGTACCAAATTCTTCTTATTCACGCCCCATAATGCGTTCCACATATCTAAAATCTTCATAAAATCTCCATTTCATGTGCGAACAAACCCAGAACAAACTGGGCAGGATTGTCGCACCTTAGTTAAGTCATTGAAAAATAACACTTTTAATTTTCAATATATGCCGAATAATCCTTGACTTTCAAGGGGTATCCGTATATGATATATTTATATATGAAAAAAGAAAGGCACATTATGACTATACCTACTAAAAACGAAATGTTTGCTGAGTTTGCAAACTGTAAAAATATTGACGAAAGAATTGAATATGTTAAATCAATCCGTGACGTTGATGTGAATAATACTCTTAACATTGAATACAACAATATTATCACCAAGTTGTATTCTGATAAACAATCACAAGAAGTAGAAGAAGACCAAGGGGTTTGGTCTGAATTTGCTGAAGAAGGTTTATTACAATAATTAGAAAGGACTATATTATGACTACTTTAAATGACGTACTAAAATTTATTCAAACTGAACCTGATTGGGGTCCTAACTACAGCAACATCATTGTTGCTTCACTTAAGGCTCGTAGAAAATCTGACGCCTTAAAAATTAAGTCTTCTCTTTCAGTAGGTTCTAAAGTTGGTGTTGCTGGTAGAACGCAATACTGGTTAGGAACTGTAACCAAAGTTATGAAAACTAGATGTGCTGTAACTAACAGTAATAATGGTTTATCTTATAGTGTGCCTATGTCAATCATAGATGTAAAGGAGGCTGCGTAATGAACGTACATATAGAATTTGCTGTCACTCCTTCACCAGGACCTGTTTGGGGTGAACTTGATATGGTACACATATCTATACCAAAAAGAAAATTTAAAACTATAAAAGATGTTTACGATAAGTGGTATAAAAAGACAGGTAACCATGCAAAGAAAATTAAAATGATTAAAGAAAAGGTTGTATTATGATAATTAAAGTTGGTGATGTCGTTGAAGTGAGACGAGGTATGGGTTCTATTCTTCGTGACGCTAAGATAGAAAATATACAAATCAAATGCACAGACGATTATGACGCCTCTGTTATGCAAGTTGATTTAAACAAAAATTTTGAAGGCACGATTACCTATGAAGACGTAACCTTTGATAATGCCGAGGGCAATATGCATTGGGCTTACTTCAATCAGATTAAAGTTGTATAAGAAAAGTCTTTTAGAAAAAATTTTAGTATGTAAAGGCAAAGCAGATAAGCTTGCCATGCGTGATCCTCGTAATGTGAAAGAATTGAAA